TGCAGGACATGATCAAGGAGATTATAATCCATACAATCCTAAATCTAAAAAGAATCCTCTAGGTCATAAAGGAACTTATTACAAAGGATCAGATTCAAGATTAAAAGCACGAAAAGGTGGTTGGATACAATCAGTAAATAAATCAATCAAAAAACGTGGAACTAAAGGAAAATGCACACCTATTACAAAAAAAGGTTGCACTGGACGAGCAAAAGCGTTAGCAAAGACATTTAAGAAAATGGCTAAGAAAAGAAAAGGAAAATAAAATGGCTAGAAGATTTAGAAACACTAGAAGAGAAAACAGATTAGAAGAACTTGGAAGAGTAGACGCTGAAAAAGCTTACACTTCAAAAGGCAAAAGAAATTTAAGAGAAGAAAAATCTAGAATTAGAAAAGAATTAAAATCCGGTGGACCTACTGGTAAATATAAAGGCCCCAAACAGCCATTGCCACCAGACTACTGGAAAGATAGATTTAAAGATATAGGTCGTAGGAAATTTTCTCGACCCAAAGAAAATTTAATCGAAAAACTTGGAGGAAGTGAAAAAGCTAAACCACATTCTACAAAAGAAGGAAGAGTTGCTTCAGGAGAACGTAGAATAAGAAGAATACTTAGTAAAGCAGGTGATAAACCAAGACCATCACCAGGACCTCAAGCAAGAGCGCCTAGAAAACCTGATAATAAAAGTCCAGGTCGTCCAGGTGGTAAAGGACCAAAACCAGATAAAAGACCTAAAAAAAATTATATGACTCCACTTAAAAGTGGTGGAAGTGCAAAAAAACCTAGACCTCATGGACCACATATGTGGGTTAGAGGTGATAAGAGAAAAAAATATGCTAGCGGTGGTATAATTAAAATTTTAAAGAAACTTGGAAAAGAAATAAAAAAACAACCACTACCAAAAAAAACACAAGATTTAAATAAAAAATTTAAAAAAGCTTTTCCACATCATGATTCAAAAGGAAAACTTAAAAGTGGTGGAAGAGTCAACAAAAGAAATGGCGGCTCAGCAGCCGAACATTATCTACACCATGGATACGGACCGCATAAAAGTTCTGGTATAGTACTAGGTGGAAAAAAAGTAGGCATACAAATCAAGTAATGATCAAAAAATTGATAAACTGGGTGAAAAGTTTATTCACACCTAAAAAAGAAGAACCAGTAGTTTTAGAAGAACCTAAAGAAGAAATTAAGGAAGAAATAAAAGAAGTAGTTATACCCAGACCCAGTCATTGTACATCGCATGCACGATTTAAAAAAAGTTGTAAGCCGTGTCAAGCTGCGGTAGCTGGTTTAACTTATTAATATGGCTGAGCTAGAAAACGTAGTTTATAAATTAAGAAGAGCATTAGATGCTCGTCTTAATCAATTATCAATCTCTATAACGTCCGGAGGGGTTGACAATATGGAAACATATAAGTATATTATCGGACAAATAAACGCCCTAGAGGCAACTAAACAGGAACTCTCTAACCTGCTAGATAATAAGGAGCAAAATGAGTCAAAAGGAACAGTCATCAATATCAACGGGTCAAAACCCAAAGATAATCACACCAAATAAAGAATTAATCGGCGTACCAAAAGTCGAACCTAAAAAAGAAGTTACAAATCAAAAAGAAAAACTTCCTCAACCAACTGGTTGGAGAATTTTAGTTTTACCATTTAAAATGAATGAGACAACTAAAGGGGGAGTAATCATGAATGAATCAACATTAGAACGTCAACAAGTTGCATCACAATGCGGAAACGTATTAGCTATGGGATCAGAATGTTATAGGGATAAAGAGAGATATCCAACAGGTCCATGGTGCAAGGTTGGTGATTGGGTGGTCTTTGCACGTTATGCAGGATCACGAATAAATATTGAAGGTGGGGAAGTTAGGTTGTTGAATGAAGATGAAATCTTAGCAACCGTCAAGGATCCAGAGGATCTCTTGCATAAATACTAACATAGAAAAGGAGAACTATGCCAGAAGAAGAAAACAAGAAACCGAGTCAAAAGCTAGTTGACATCGATACTTCAGGACCTGAAGTAGATGTAGCTGTCGAAGAGCAAAAAGATGAAACGGTTATTGAAAATAAAGAGGAAACAAGCGCACCGGAACAAGAAACAGTAACAGAAGTAGTAAAGGAAGAAGAACCAAAAACAGACGACTCTAAGTTAGAGGATTATAGTAAAGGAGTTCAATCTCGTATTGCTAAACTCACAAGAAAAATGAGAGAAGCAGAACGAAGAGAAGAGGCTGCTGTACAATATGCTCAAGCTGTAGAGAATAAAAGAAAACTTGATAATGAAAGATTTCAAAGAATTGATTCGGACTATACGAAAAAATTTGAAGAAAGCGTTAAAAGCGGAATGGATATGGCTCAAAAACAATTGGCCCAAGCCATTGAAGCTGGAGATGCAACTGCTCAAGTTGAAGCAAACAAACGTATTGCAGAACTTGCGTTTGATAATGCTAAATTAAAACAAAGACAGTCTGTACAGGCGGAGAAACCTGTTCAACTTTCCGACGGTGGAAATTTACCAAGACATACTCCACAATCATTACCTGAAGCTGATCCTGAAGCTGAAGATTGGGCGTCAAGAAACAAATGGTTCGGTACTAATCGAGCCATGACTTTTACGGCGTTTGAGATTCACAAGGATCTAGTAGATAGAGAAGGTTATGACCCTAAATCTGATGAATATTATCAAGAAATTGATAAAAGAATTAGAGTTGACTTTCCTCATAAGTTTGGTAATACTGAGAGTAGACAAACGACTAGACCCGTTCAGTCGGTGGCTTCTGCGAATAGAAGTGCAAAAACTGGTCGCAAACAAATGAGACTCACATCGTCTCAAGTAGCAATAGCTAAAAAATTAGGTGTGCCACTCGAAGAATATGCAAAACAATTAAAACTCACGAAGGAGGCATAAGCATATGACAAAAGATAAAAAACCAACTTCTCGTGCGGCTGGGACTCGGACAAAAACTGAACGTCCAAAAGAGTACAAGCCACCATCCTCTCTGGATGCACCACCAGCGCCAGACGGCTTTAGGCACAGGTGGATAAGAGCAGAATCTTTAGGATTCCAAGATAGTAAAAATATTTTTGGTCGTCTTAGAGAAGGATATGAATTAGTGAGAGCTGATCAATATTCCGATGCTGATTATCCGGTTGTAACCGACGGCAAATACGCTGGAGTCATTGGAGTAGGAGGCCTACTGTTGGCTAGGATACCCGAAGAACTCGCACAAGCACGTGCTGATTATCAGAAAAAATTAACTGAAGGTCAGGACGAGGCAGTTGAAACCGACTTGCTTAGGGAACAACATAAGAGTATGCCGATCGATGTTGATCGACAATCTCGCGTAACCTTCGGTGGTACAAAGAAAAGTTAATTTTTTAACTATTCTCGGGATAACAACCAATTCCCTACTATCGATTTAAATAAACCGTCTATATTTTATAGACAAAAGGAGTAATAAACTATGGCTAACAAAAACACAGCCGGTTTTGGTTTGATTGCAGTGGGTACAGTTGGTTCAACACCATCTACTCAAGGTCAAGGCAAATACTACATTGATGCGGCGTACGATAAGTCGTTGTATCAAGGCACAGCGGTTCAGTCTAAAGTTGGTTACATAAAAGTTGGGCAAAATGCAATTACTGATAAAACTATCGGTGTATTGAATGGTATTTTTTACAATGCCGCTACAACTTTAAAACCTACTTGGGCAAACCACTATGCACAACCTATTACTCCAGCAAACAGTGAAGACATCACAGCTTTTGTTCTCGACAACCCGTTACAATTATTTGTAGCGTCTGTCGATGACGCAGTTGCTCAAGCCGGTTATGGTAAAACATACGGCATGACTACAGGTGATCCGGCCGGAAGTACAATCAATGGTCAATCATCTTCTGAGCTAATTATAGCTGGTGTTCACATCACAGACAACTCATGGCGTTTAATAAGAACTGCTGAGGATCCTGAAAATAATGATATAACTGCAGCTAACTGTAGTGTTATCGTTTGTCAGAACCTTAACCAGTACTTAACTAACGCGGTGACGTGGCAATAATAGGAGCATATAGAAATGGCAATATCACGAGCACAGCTAGTTAAAGAACTAGAACCAGGCCTAAATGCACTATTTGGGCTGGAGTACAAACGGTATGACAATGAGTCATCCGAAATATACGTTACTGAATCAAGTGACAGAGCTTTCGAAGAGGAAGTTATGTTATCAGGGT